CAGATACTAATGTATTAGATAAAGCAAGATTCATGGTGAAGGGTGCAAACTTACCTGCTTCAAGCCTTGCACCACTTGACGTTTCATTTAGAGGTAGAACTCTAAAGGTTGCAGGTGATCGATCATTTGAAAGTTGGACGGTTACTGTAATTAATGATACTGATTTTGCCATTCGTTCTGCCTTTGAGAATTGGATGAACAAAATTAACAGAGTATCCGATAACACTGGCGCAACTGATCCAAGTGCATATACTGCAGATGCATTCATCTATCAATTAGATCGTGATGGAACCACTTTAAGAGCATATCATTTTTATGATATATTCCCAACTAATATAGGTGCAATTCCACTCGATTATTCAACTGGTACAATTCAGGAATTTACTGTAGAGTTTCAAATTCTTTGGTGGGAAGCAGTTAAAGGTAATTCACCTACTGCTGGTGGTCAGGATATCAACTAAATAGATCATACAAGAAAATTAAATTTATAAAATGGCAAAACTTTTTGGATTTTCTATTGAAAATAATGATGAAAAACCAAAATCTATAGTTTCCCCCGTTCCACCAAATAATGAGGACGGGGTTGACTATTACATTCAATCTGGTTTTTATGGACAATATGTAGATATTGAAGGAGTTTATAGAACTGAATATGATCTTATTCGCCGCTACAGGGAAATGGCACTTCACCCAGAATGTGATAATGCCATTGAAAGCGTTGTAAATGAAGCAATTGTAAGTGATCTTTATGATTCACCAGTAGAAATTGAATTATCTAACTTAAATGCAAGTGATCGTCTAAAGGATGTTATTCGATCAGAATTTAAATATATTAAAGAAATGATGGACTTCGATAAGAAGTGCCATGAAATTTTTAGAAATTGGTATGTTGATGGTAGGGTATTTTATCTTAAAGTTATTGATCAAAAAAACCGTGAGGCAGGAATTCAAGAATTAAGATATATTGACCCAATGAAAATAAAGCACGTTCGTCAGGAAAAGAAATTACCTGGGAACGGCACAAATGGACTTAGAAATTTAAATTTAACATCAAAATCATTTTCATCTTCATCTGAGCAAGAATATAATTTCCCAGAGATCGAAGAATATTTCATTTATACGCCAACACCTAACTTCCCATCTGGAACAATATCTGGTGGAAGTAAGAAAGGAGTTAAAATTGCAAAGGATACTATTACTTATTGCACTTCAGGATTAGTAGATCGCAATAAAGGAACCATCTTATCATATCTACACAAGGCAATCAAGTCTTTGAATCAATTAAGAATGATTGAAGACTCATTGGTAATTTATCGCCTGTGTCTTGTTGGAAATACAAGAGTAAAAACCAATAAGGGATATTCATATATTAAAGATATTAATGTTGGTGATACTGTTTATGCATATGATAATAGAACAGATAAACTTGTAGAGACTCAAGTATCCAATAAGTGGATGACTGGAATCAAACAAACATACAAAGTTTCTTCCAAGCACCACAGTGTTGTTGGTACCGATACTCACCCAATTCTAGTTTTTGATAATGTAACCAAAGATGTTAAGTATGTTCCAATCAAGGATCTTGATCCAAAAAGACATCATCTAACTTACATCAAACCAGAAGAAGATTCTATTCTAACCCCATTCCCAGAAGTTAGAGAGAAGTCTTATATTTTAAAAGATTCTTCTGTATGGTCTTCTTATAAAATTAAAGATAAGGAAAAAATAATTCAAGAACTTTCAGAGACAACAAAAATAAACAAAAGTAGTATCAGGAATTTTTTATATAATTCTCAGTCACTAGAAGTTTCCAGTGTCGCTCTATTACAAGAAAATCTTGAAATTTTAAAGGATGTTGAATTTGATGAGAAGTATGCTGGATTCTGCAGAAATGATCTAAATCTTCCAGATTATATCGATGAAGAATTTGCAAGATTATTTGGATTCCTTTTGGGTGATGGATCTATTCACAAATATGGTGTAACTTTTGCCGAAGGTGTTGATGAAATACAAAATCTTTATTATTCTAAATTAATGGAAAAATTCTTCGGAAACTGCAGAAGAACAAATTCCAAAAGAAAGTACAGTAACTATACTACATCGAATACTCTTGCATCTGAACTACTGAGCAAATTGGGATTTGTAAATGGTTCTAAAAACAAAAGAATTCCTAGTTGGGTATTTACTTCACCAAATAGTATCAAAAAAGAACTTATTTTAGGTCTATTGGATGCCAATGGCAGTTATAGAGATCTTGTTAATGGATTTTCTTGTGAAATTTCATTGGAAAATGAGAAACTTATTGAAGACATCAAGGAGATTTGGACTTCTATTGGTCTTTGCTCAGGTCAAATTAGACACAGAATTCACCCTTCACAATCTAAAATTGTTGGTTATGAGAAGGTTGCGCGTGTTATGCCAGAATCTGAGTCTTGGGATCTATACCTGAGTGAATATGAACTACCAAGATTTGAAAAAATTCAAAAAATTGAATCCGAAGAAATTGAGGAAGTTTATGATATTGAAGTTTCTCACGAAAAGCACAACTTTGTCGCCAATGGCATTGTAGTTCACAACTCAAGGGCCCCTGAGCGTCGTATTTTTTATATTGATGTTGGTAATCTGCCCAAGGTAAAGGCAGAACAGTATCTCAAAGAAGTGATGAGTCGCTATCGTAATAAACTTGTTTATGATGCCTGTCTGTCTATGGACACAAAAGTTCCACTTTTAGACGGAAGAACATTAACACTAAGTCAAATTACAGAAGAATACAATAGAGGCGAAAGACTTTGGACATATTCTTGCGACCCTAATACTGGTAAATTTGCCCCAGGTATTATAAGTTGGGCTGGAGTTACCAGAAGAAATGAAAAAGTACTAAGAATTACATTAGACAATGATAAGACTATTACTTGCACTTTAGATCACAAGTTTCCAGTTTGGAATAAAGGAAAAGTAGAAGCAAAAGATTTACAAATTGGAGACTCTATGATTCCCTTTTATTCAAGGGAAAAGGCAGATGAAAACTCAACATACACACAAATTTTTGAAAATGAATCGAAAGTTTGGAAATATGTTCATCATTTAGTATCGGATTGGAAAGATGGGAACGGCATTCTTAATGAATATACTTATAATGAAGAGAGAGAAGATGAAGTAAAGAAAACAGTTCATCACATCAATTATGATCGTCACAATAATACACCAGAGAACTTGACCAGAATGTCTAAGGATGATCATTTTGATCATTACAAGCAACATGGTAATTGCCATCCATTGGACAAATTCACTTGTACAAATTTAATCAATGTTTGCAAAAAACTAGAATTCAATTCTTGGAAAGATTATAAGAATTCTATTGCATACAAAAATCATAAAATTAAAAATATTGAATTTTTAGATGAAACTATTGATGTTGGTACTTTAACCATTGATAGAGAAGAACTCTATCATGATTATCATACATTTGCCCTTGATGCAGGAATTTATACCTGTAACTCAACTGGAGAAGTTCGTGATGATCGTAAGTTCATGAGTATGCTAGAAGATTTCTGGTTACCCAGAAGAGAAGGTGGAAGAGGAACTGAAATTACAACATTACCAGGTGGACAAAATCTTGGTGAACTTACGGATATTGAATATTTCCAGAAAAAACTTTATCGATCATTGGGTGTACCTGAGACAAGAATTGCAGGTGGTGGAGATGGATTTAATTTGGGTAGATCATCTGAAATTTTAAGAGACGAACTAATGTTCTCTAAATTTGTTGGAAGATTGAGAAAAAGATTTTCAAATCTCTTCAATGATATTCTTAGAACTCAACTTATTCTAAAAAATATTGTATCCCCAGAAGATTGGGATAGAATGTCTGATCATATTCAATATGATTTCCTATATGACAATCATTTTGCAGAACTTAAAGAGGCAGAACTTTTAACTAATCGATTAACTCTTGCAACTACAGTTGAACCTTATATTGGAAAATATTATTCTACTGAATATGTTCGTAAAAAAATACTCCGTCAAACAGATTCAGAAATTATTGAAATTGACATGCAAATTGAAGATGAGATTGCAAAGGGCATTTTACCTAATCCAAATGCTCCAGTAGATGAAAATGGAAATCCTTTACCTCCAGAACAAGGACAAGATATTCAACAGGGTGCGAGTGGAGAAGTTCCAATGGAACCTTCAATTGATACCTCAACATTAGAAATTCCAGCACCCAAGGGTGGAAAAATATAAATAGACTTATAAGTATAAACTAATTTTATGGAAGAACTTATCGATTTGATTGCCACTGATGGAACAGCATCAGATATTTCAGATAAAATTAAAGAAATGTTATATACCAAATCTGTAGAAAGAATCGATTCGGTTCGACCAGAAATCGCTTCTTTAATGTTTGGTGGTGAATATGAATCTGGAGATGAATAATGGCAACAAAAATTATTCAAGATGGCAATATTCCCAGAATTGCACCAGCAGTTGGAGTTGCATCCACTAGTATTCCTATTGTACTTAAAAGTGGTTATTTAAGAATCACTGTTGGATCAACTTCTGGAATATATGGTGGACACATTAAGATTGGAAATGATCCTGTAGCAACTCAGAATGATTTTCACGTCACTTCATATGAAGTCGATGTAATTAAAGAAATTATGAAGCGGCAAGTAATTGCTGGAATAACAACTGGATCTACAACTAAATTGATTTTTGCTCAGAATTCAGGTAATCCATTTACAGTAAGTGATTATGTGTCCATAGAGAATGCTCCAACTGTTGGACTTAATACGACACATAAGCAAATTCTTTCACTAGATGATTCTTCTATAACAATTGATTTTGATAGTTCTTCTATTACATCACCCAATGTTACTGGTTCATCAGTAGCAAGAAGTGTAAAGGTTTCATGTTTATCATTTGAACCTAACACATACTTTAATATCTCAGAAGTCGTTACTCTAGTATCAGAATAAGATGAAACTCATCACAGAAGAAGCACAAAAGGTTAGTTTTATTACAGAAGGTAAGGGTACAAACAAAAAAATGTTTATTGAAGGTATTTTCCTTCAAGGTGACATTTGTAACAGAAATGGAAGAATGTACCCAATGCAAACTCTCTCTAGAGAAGTAAAGAGGTATACAGAATCATTTATTAATAAAGGTCGTGCCTTAGGTGAACTTGGACATCCCTGTGGTCCAACTGTAAATCTAGATAGAGTGTCCCATAAAATTGTATCTCTTACTTGCGAAGGATCTAATTTTAGAGGTAAAGCACAACTTCTAGAAACTCCAATGGGTAAAATTGCAAAATCACTTATAAATGAAGGAGTCACTCTTGGAGTTTCTTCAAGGGGGGTTGGTTCATTAAGTATGACAAATGAAGGTCATAAAATTGTCGGTCAAGACTTTATGCTTGCAACTGCTGCAGATATTGTAGCAGATCCCTCTGCACCTGACGCTTTTGTTTCAGGAATTATGGAAGGTAAAGAGTGGGTTTATGATTCAAATAAAAAAGTTTGGATTGCAGAATCTATTAAAAATATTATTGAAAAGGATGTGCAAAGAAAAAGATTAACTGAGGGGAGAAAACTGCAACATTTTCAAAAATTCCTAAGTATGTTGTAAAATTTGAATTCATCTCAAATTTATAAATTATAAATAAATATAGATTATAACACATAAAAATCTAAAATGTCCGTTGGTAGAAATTTACAAGAAATGGAAAACGTAGTAACCAAAGGGGCTGCACCTGCTGAACCAATGCGAAATATTGCCCAAAATGCTTCTGGAGTTATGATTCCAGGTCAAACTGGCGCATGGGAAGATCTAGGTGGTCCTACTCCAGATAATTATCGCCCAGACGATAATTCCGCTGCTCTTAGAACTCCTGGTGCAACTCTTGCTCAAGTTCGTGATGTAGTTAATGCAAAAGCTGCTGCTGCAGAATTACCTGGCACCTCTGCAACTCCTGTTGTTCTACCAGGACAAGGATTCGGAGAAGAACTTGAAGATGACGAGGATCTTGTAGACGAAGAAGAATATGATGAAAACGATGAAGTCGTATATGAAGCATCTAAATCTGAAGAGGATGAAGATGAAGATGATGAAGAAGGTGAAGATGAGGACGAAGATGAAGAAGGTAAGTCCAATAAAAATAAAAAGAAAATGGAAGAAGAGTTTGATATCGATGAAGATGTCAATGCTCTTTTAGAAGGGGAAGATCTCTCCGAAGAATTCCAAGAAAAAGCACGTACAATCTTTGAGGCAGCGATTCGCTCCAAAGTTTATGATATTAAAGAGCAACTTCAAGAGACATATGAAAATGCTCTTATTGAAGAAGTTCAGTTCATTAAAGAAGAACTAACTAATCGTGTGGATTCATATCTTGAGTATGTTGCTGATGAATGGATTCAAGAGAATGCTCTTGCAATTGAGCACGGTCTTAAGACCGAAATGACTGAATCATTCCTACAAGGAATGAAGAGTCTTTTTGAAGATCATTATGTTTCAATCCCTGAAGATAGATATGATGTAATCGAGAGCATGGTAGATAAACTTGATGAAATGGAAGAAAAACTCAACGAGCAGATCGATAAAAACGTTGCTCTTAATAGAAGATTAGCAGAGTCAGTTGCCGATGTAATTTTTGCGGATGTCGCTGAGGGTCTTGCACTTTCTCAGAAAGACAAACTCGCTTCTCTTGCCGAAAATGTTGAGTTTGATAGTGAAGAAAACTATCGTGAGAAACTATTAACTCTTAGGGAGTCATATTTCCCATCAAATAATAGTACTCATAGAGACTTTGTTGAGAACTTATCCGAAGAAGTTATCTATCAAGGTAATGAAACCCAGTCAGTTTCTCCAATGATGGAAGCATATCTTCAGACTCTTAGTAGAGTCGCTAAGAAGTGATTTTTAAATCATACAGTCAAACAAAACTTTTAAAATAGGTAAAAAACAATGCAAATGCACAACGCAGAATATTTGCAGGAGAAGTGGTCACCAATCCTTGATTATCAAGGAATGGACCCAATCAAAGATTCACATCGTAGAGCGGTAACCGCCATCCTGCTAGAAAACCAAGAGCGCGAACTTCGTGAAGAGCGTTCCTTCCTATATGAAGCACCAGTTAATTCAACTGGTTCCTCTGGTGGTTCATATGCTGGTCTTAGCGGTCTTGCTCCTGCACAAGGTCCAACCGCAGGTTTCGATCCTGTTCTAATCTCATTGATTAGACGTTCAATGCCTAATCTGGTCGCCTATGACCTTTGTGGCGTTCAACCAATGAATGGTCCAACTGGACTCATCTTCGCAATGCGTTCACGTTACAACACTCAAAGTGGTACTGAAGCCTTCTTTGATGAAGTTGATAGTTCTTTCTCTGCACAAGGCACTGCACGTAATGCTGCTGGTCTTGGTTCTGGTTATACTCAGAACGAAGGTACTCAAACCGGTGGTGCTGTAGGTTTTGGTACTACTGCTTCTCAGAGTGGAACCAACCCAGGACTTCTAAACCCCAATTCTGATGCGAATCAGGCGGGTTATACCGTTGGTCGCGGTATGGATACTGAAGATTCTGAGAGTCTCGGTGAATCCGGCGGTTCTCAATTCAATCAGATGGCTTTCTCAATCGAGAAAGTCACTGTAACTGCTAAGACTCGTGCTCTAAAAGCAGAATACAGTCTTGAACTCGCTCAAGATCTTAAGGCGATTCATGGTCTGAATGCTGAAGCGGAACTAGCAAATATTCTCTCTACTGAGATTCTTGCTGAGATTAACCGCGAAGTTATTCGTACCATTTATAAGACTGCAGAAACTGGTGCTCAGGTAAACACCGCAACTCCTGGTATTTTTGACCTTGACGTTGACTCCAATGGTCGTTGGTCAGTTGAAAAGTTCAAGGGTCTCATCTTCCAAATCGAGCGCGATGCTAACGCAATTGCACAGCGTACTCGTAGAGGGAAGGGTAACATGATCCTCTGCTCTGCTGACGTTGCTTCTGCACTCACCATGGCAGGTGTTCTTGATTACACCCCTGCACTCAATGCTAATCTTCAGGTAGACGATACTGGTAATACTTTTGCTGGTATTCTCCAAGGTAAGTATCGCGTCTATATTGATCCATATTCCGCGAACTCTGCTCCCAATCAATTCTATGTTGTTGGTTATAAGGGCGCTTCCCCTTATGATGCAGGTATGTTCTACTGCCCTTATGTTCCTCTCCAAATGGTACGTGCCGTTGGTGAGAACACCTTCCAACCCAAAATTGGATTTAAGACCAGATACGGTCTTGTCGCTAATCCCTTTGCGGAAGGTAATGTGGATAACCAAGGTCTTGGTCGCCTTGCTGCTAATAGCAACCGCTATTACAGACGTGTATCTGTAAGGAATCTCATGTGAGTCATATTTAAAACTCAAATCACTGGAGGGGAGAAATCCCCTCTTTTTTATTGTTTTCAAAAATTTCAATAATACAAATATCAATATCAAGTCCTAAATATCAATAAAAACTATGAAGACCTTTAAACAATTTGTAATAGAGGCAACTCCGTTTGCAGTCATGGGTCCAACAAGTGCTTACGGTCCTGGATTATATGGCAATCTAACTGCTAGTGGTCAAAGATTAACTCCAAATATGTTAGGTATCGCTCATAAGACATTACCTTTAGGAAGTAAAGTTAAATTAACTGATCCTAATACTAGGAGAAGTTTAGTTGTACCTGTAATTGATAGGGGACCTTATGTTGGAGATAGACAAGCAGACTTGACAGATGCTACAGCAAGACAATTGGGTTATAAAAACTGGAAAGATTATGGAGTTAGAAATATAGATGTGACTCCAGAAAAACCAAAACCAAAACCAAATATTCCAGACTTAGGTATCAAAGTTAATATGACATTGCCAAAAATTGTACCATATAAGAAAAAATGACCTGCAATTTTCCAAAACAACTTACAAATAAGAACTTTCTTTCCCCAGTAGGATTTAAGTTTAATCTTACAAAAAGTCCCAAAGTTACATTTTATTGTAATTCAGCAAAAATCCCAGAAATTACATTAACTACTGAAATTCAACCTTCCTATTTAAAGGATTTAGATATTCCAGGAGATAAGATTTCATATGAAGATTTTAGTATGAGATTCATCGTGGATGAAGATATGGTGAATTACATGGAAATTCACAACTGGATTACTGGACTTGGATTCCCAGAAACTGCACAACAGTACAAGGATTTAATTTCAGATTCTTCAGATGTAACTCAAATAATTGATCCAAAAAAAGCATTTAGTGATGGTAGTCTCTATGTGTTAGATAGTAAATTTAATACAAATATAGTTGTAAAATTTAAAGACTTATATCCAATCAGTCTATCATCTTTAGATTTCGATGCCACATTATCCGATGTTCAATACTTAACTGCTGTGGCAACATTTAAATATACAGTGTATAATATTCTAGATAAAAATAACAATCCTTTATGACCATTGAAGAAATTGAAGAGATGTGGAAAAAAGATTCTATCATCGATCCTGATAATTTACATGAAGAGTCACTAAAAATTCCACAGTTACATTCCAAATATTATAACATCTATAATATGATAACTCTACTGAGAGAACGTGCCAGAGAAACCTATAACAGGGTCTACTTAGAACGTCATAACTACTACACAGGAAAGGCACCAGCAGAGGTTTACGTGGAAAATCCATTCCCATATAAGATTCGAGAGAAAGACGCCTTACAGAGGCATATATCCGCCGATGAGAGACTCAATAAAATTGACATGAAGATTCGATATTATGATGTGATGTTGAAATTTCTTGAAGAGATTATTAAGTGTGTTTCAAATCGTGGATTTCACATTAAAAACAGTATTGACTTCATGAAATTTACCGCTGGATACAATTGAGTGAAATAAATATTCATAACTGAAATGTTATGAATGTCACACTTGGTTATATCAAAAAAGAATGAAGTTTATCTTCAAATTGAATCAGAACCTCATATTTACTATGAACTAAGAGATGCATTTCAATTTGAAGTACCAAATGCAAAATTTTCACCTGCATATAAGAATAAATGGTGGGATGGCATAATTTATATGTTTAATGTAAATACTAAAGAAATTTACATTGGACTTTTAGATAGAGTAATTCAGTTTTGCAAAGATCATAAGTATACCTACGAGTTTAAGAAAAATAATTATTATGGTCTTCCATTTGAACAAAATGAAGAGATATCCAAGGAAGGTGTAAAAGATTACGTTACATCAATTTCAAAATACACTCCAAGAGATTATCAGATTGATGGTATCTATCAAGCACTTCGTAATAATCGAAAGGTGATTTTATCTCCAACTTCAAGTGGTAAATCTTTGATGATTTATTCACTTGTTCGATATTATGTGGCAAAAAATAATAGAATTTTAATTATTGTTCCAACAACATCACTTGTATCACAACTTTATAAAGACTTTATTGATTATGGTTGGAGTGCAGAGAATCATTGTCATCTCATTTATTCAGGTCAAGAAAAAGATGATGATAATAAAGAGGTTTACATTTCAACATGGCAGTCTTTATTTAAGTTACCTAAAAAATACTTTCAAAAGTTTCAGTGTGTAATTTGTGATGAATGTCATCAAGCAAAAGCAAAAAGTATAACTTCAATTGCTACAAAACTTTGTGATGCAAAATATAGATTTGGATTCACAGGAACTTTAGATGGAATTGAAGTACATAAACTTGTACTTGAAGGTCTATTTGGTCCATCATATAAAAGTATTCGTACAGATGAACTCATTGAAAAGGGTCATGCTGCAACTCTGAATATTAAAGTACTTCTTCTCAAGCACTCACCTAAAAAGATAGAAACCTATGAAGACGAAGTTCAATATATTATTCAGAATGATAAGAGAAATAAATTTATTCGAAATCTAGCATTAGATCTTAAAGGTAATACTTTAATTCTTTATTCTAGAGTAGAAACTCATGGTGAACTTCTCTATAATCTCATAAATAGTAGTACAACAAAAGAACGTAAAGTTTTCTTTGTTCATGGTGGAGTTAACACTAAAGATAGAGAATTGGTAAGAGAAATTACTGAACGTGAAAACAATGCAATTATTGTTGCTTCTTATGGAACTTTCAGTACAGGAATTAATATTAAAAATCTTCATAATTTAATCTTTGCATCTCCATCCAAATCTAGAATTCGAAATCTTCAATCCATTGGTAGAATTTTAAGAAAGAGTGATAGTAAAAATAAAGCAACTCTTTATGATATTGCAGATGATATGACATATCAAAATAGAAAAAACTATACATTAAATCATTTAATTGAAAGAATTAAGACTTATACGGAAGAAAACTTTAATTACGACATTGTAACCATACCTTTTAAAGATTCATGAATGAGGAGTTTTATTGCACACTAAAATTAGTATCAGGTGAAGAATTACTATCTTTAGTTATGAATGATGATAATGATGGTGATCCTATTCTAATTCTTCAAAATCCAGTTACAATTAAAACAACTCATACTCAAACTGGTGTTGTTTTAAAGGTTAAACCTTGGATGGAATTATCTGATGATAATTTTTATATCATTAGATTAGATAAAGTCATTACTATGACTGAAACTAAAGATAGTAGATTAATTGAAATCTATAATCAATATATTTTAGAAAATGATTCAATGGAATCTTATTCATCTACAGGTGAAGTTAAACCATCTTCTCGTATGGGATACATCTCTACCGTAGATGATGCTCGTAAGAGTCTTGAAGAAGTTTTCAAGAAGTCTTAGAGTTCCTTAAGGGCTTTAGAGAACTTAAAGAGCCTTTATTATGTGCTTCATCCGTGACAAACCTAGTCTACTGATTTTCAGGAGTCTTGTCAAGCCCCCCTGAGTATGATACAATACGTGAACAATCAAACTTGGAGTTCAATGACATGCCAAAGAAAAAACCAGAGCATTATGTAAATAATAAAGACTTCTTAGAAGCACTCATCGTCTATAAGTCAAAGATTGAAGAAGCAGAGAAGATATATTTTGAGAAATATGATAAGTATCCACCTAAGACTGGCAATTGGGATGGTAAACCAAGAATTCCAAATTATCTTGGAGAATGTTTTTTAAAGATTGCAACACATTTATCTTATAAACCAAATTTTGTAAACTACATGTTTCGTGAAGACATGATTTGTGATGGAATTGAAAACTCAGTTCAATATATTCATAATTTCAATCCTGAAAGATCAACAAATCCTTTTGCATACTTTACTCAAATTATTCATTATGCATTCTTAAGAAGAATTGCAAAAGAGAAGAGACAACTTGACATTAAGACTAAAATTATTGAACGAACTGGTTTTGATGAAGTTATGATGGTGGATAATTCGTTGCTTTCTGGTCCAAGTTCAGAGTATAATTCTATCAAAGACAATATTTCATATCGGAACAATAGATGACACTTATATCTTGCCTTACAGATACTCACTGGTCCTTTAAAAAATCATCCAGACATTTTCATGATTATTTTGAACTTTTCTATAAGAATGTATTTTTTCCAACCTTAGAGGAGTATGGAATTAAAACCGTCATTCATATGGGTGATGCTTTTGATAATCGTAAGAGTATTGATTTCTGGGGATTAGAGTGGACAAGACGAGTGATTTTAGAACCTTTAAGAGATTATGATGTTCATATGATAATTGGAAATCATGATATCTTTCTTCGTAACTCAACTGAGATTAATTCACCCTCACTTCTTCTCAAAGACTATCCAAACATTAAGACCTATAGTTCACCCACCAATACAGTTATCGATGGTGTTAATATGACCTTGATTCCATGGATATGTGAAGATAATTACAATGATACTATGAAAGTAATTGAACAATCCAATGCTAAAATTGCATTAGGGCATTTAGAGTTAAATGGATTTAAAGTGAATTCAAATATGACAATGGAAGATCATGGATTAAACTCCACGATTTTTGATAAGTTTGAACGAGTTTATTCTGGTCATTTTCATACTCGATCTGATAATGGTAAAATTTTTTATCTCGGAAATCCATATGAAATGTATTGGTCTGATGTTAATGATACTCGGGGATTTCATCTTATTGATACCGAAACTCTAGAACATACGCCTGTAAACAATCCATATAAAATGTTTTATAACATTTACTATGAAGACACTCCACATCAATTAATTGATGTTACACAATATGAAAATAAAATTGTAAAGGTAATTGTTCGAAAGAAGACCAAACAAAAAGACTTTGATAAGTTTATTGATAAACTATATACTGCAAAGATTCAAGAATTGAAAATTATTGAAAACTTTGAGATTCAAGAGAATGTTGATTTTGAAGTGACTGAAGATGAAAATACTCTTATGATTTTGAATCGTTATATTGATGAATCGGAGTTTGAATTTGATAAAACTCGAATCAAAACTATCTTTCAAGACATTTATAAACAAGCGTGCGAAGTTGAATAAAATGTATCTTCTTACACTTAAAGACAAAAAAGACGATGGTGCTTATGCAGTTCAAGATTCTTATGGACATAAAGTTTTGTTTTTATTTGAAGAAGAAGATGATGCAACTCGATATGCTATGATGTTAGAAGATCAAGAGAGTCAAGAAATGGATGTAGTAGAGGTAGATGATGAACTTGCAATAAAAACTTGTAGACTCTACAACTATAAGTATTCTATAATTACTCCAAATGATATTGTAATTCCACCTAAAAATGTTATTATTTCATAAAGTTAGATATCGAAATTTTTTAAGTTCTGGTGATCATTTTATCGAGATTGATTTAGATAAACATAAAACAAATCTTCAAAATGGTAAAAATGGATGCGGAAAATCATCAGTAATTGATGCTATAACGTTTGCACTTTTTAATAAGTCTTTTCGAAAAATTAATAAGAATCAACTTGTTAATTCTGTAAATGAACGGGATTGTTTAGTTGAAATTGAATTTTCTATTAATAATCGAAGTTATCTTGTGCGACGAGGAATTAAACCTAATATTTTTGATATTGTCGTAGATGGTACTACTCTCCCAAAACAAGCAGATGAACGAGCAAATCAAAAAATTCTAGAGGAGAATATTCTTAAGGTTAACTATAAATCATTCACTCAAGTTGTGATTATGGGGTCGAGTACATATGTCCCCTTTATGCAATTACCTTCTGCATCTCGCAGAGAAGTTATTGAAGATCTTTTAGATATTAAAATCTTCTCTTCAATGAATACTTTAATCAAGGAAAAAATTAAATCTCAAAAAGATATAATTAAGATTCTTATTTTAAAAAAAGAGAATCTTAAAGAAAAGATTCAAATGCAAGAAAACTTTATTGAAGAACTTGAAAATCGAGGAATTGCTAACATCAACTCCAACAAAGAAAAAATTTCTAAATTGAATGAAGAGATCGATAGTCATTTGATCAATAATAAAACATTAGAATCCACTCTCAAAAAGAAGCAACAAAATCTAGAAGAGTTTTCTAATTTTGAAAATAAACTGATTAAATTGAATAATCTTAAAGGTAAACTTTCACATAAAGTATCGGAAATTACAAAGGAGCATAAATTCTTCACTGAAAATACGGTTTGCCCAACTTGTACTCAAACCATAGAAGATGAATTTAGATTAAATAGAATAGATGACGCTCAAAATAAAGCAAAGGAACTTCAAAGAAATTTTCAAGAACTTGAAGTTAATATAAAAAATGAAAAAGAACGAGAGCGTCAATTTACTGTTCTTTCTAAAGAGATTACAAACCTCAATCATGAGATTTCTCAAAACAATACTCGGATATCACTCAATCAACGACAAATCCGAGATTTTGAAAATGAAATTCAAAAAATTGCCGAGAACTTTGCAAACAGAAATACTGAACATGAAAAATTAGACGAATTTCGAAACGATCTTCAAAAAACCGTTGAAGATCTATTTACCAAAAAAGAAGAGATTGTTTATTATGAATTTGCGTATACCTTACTCAAGGATGATGGGGTAAAGACTAAGATTATTAAAAAATACTTGCCATTCATTAATCAGCAAGTTAATAGATATCTTCAGATGATGGATTTATACATTAATTTCCAATTAGATGAAGAATTTAATGAGTCAATTAAGTCTCCCATTCACGAAAACTTTTCATACAGTTCTTTCAGTGAGGGTGAAAAAGCAAAAATCAATCTTGCTCTTATTTTTACTTGGCGTGAGGTTGCAAGAATTAAAAACTCTGTAAATTCCAATTTAATGATTTTCGATGAAGTGTTTGATGGTTCACTTGACGAAGTTGGAACCAGTAACTTTTTGAAAATTATTCGATATGTGATTCAGGATTCTAATGTTTTTGTAATTTCACATAAACCGGATCTTCAAGATAAATTTGACAGAGTGATTACATTTGATAAGAAAAATGGATTCTCATATAAAACCGAACTATGACAGATGATAAAGTGGCACAAGAACAGGATTGGTTAGATCGAATGATTGATAGACTACATGAGTGGTTAGATTCACTTAAGGAGAAAGATGAGGCACAAAATTTGGGAGAGTGGTCGTACTCCGTCGAAAAGAAACGACAAGGGGAAGAAAAAACCTCAAGCAATTAGACAAGCGAAAAAACGGATGAAAGCATTTAAGAAGCGTCTCCAAGAGGGTGACGCTTCTTTTTTATAAATATCTAGAAAAGACTTTTCTAATATGAGAAATCAAGTAATTTTAGATATTCAAGAGGCGTACCATCAGATTTATAATCAGCAAGTTGATGTGAATCTAAACGAAGACTATGATATTTTCAATGATATTGTTGAATTTTGTGAGGAGATCGAAATCTTTGATTCCATTAATGAATCTGAGTATTTTGCGAACTTGGTTATTGAAAATAATCTAACTCAGATTTTTATTGAGGATGTATTAGAATATTTCAGTCAAGCACAATTGTTAGATGAAGAATATATTACAGAAATTAGTGGATCACTTCTTAAACAAGGATTAAAAATTGCAAGTGGTATCCTGAGAAAACTACCTAAAAATGCAACAGGATTACCCGCAAAGACTCTTCTAAAAAAAGGAATTAGACCAACTGGAATCAGTTCTAAAGGTAAACAATTATCAGGTGCAGCAAGAACTGATGATATTGCGAGAACTCAAGCAGCGCGAGCAGCAAGAAGACCACCTGAACCACAAAAACCAAATCGATATTTAGATCTATTAAACGCAAAAAGAAGTTCAGCGACAACTCCATCACAAACTGGACCCTCATTCATTGAAAGAGGATGGCAAAGACATAATGCTGCGAAAGGTACAGAAACTGCCCTAGCAACACTTCTTGGACCTGCTTTGTTTATGGGACTCAAAGGTGCTGCTAAACCAACTTCAAAGGCAATAACGAATGTTGCAGCGAGTGCTCCAATTTCTAGAACTCTTCTTCCAAGAGTCGCAAGTTCTGCCCCCGTTAAAAAAGTCACAGGTGCTGCAGCTGATCCATGGAAACAATTTATGAAAAAAAGTCCCAGACAATATGGGTTACCTAAACCTCCATCACCTAAACCTGAATCATCAAAGGTATTAACTGGATCACCTCAACCTAAAGGAT